AACACTAACCCCAGCCGAATTTATACCTGGATATCCAAACCAGTACAACAGAGCACTTTATTTCCCAACTTCTATTAATTTACAGGCCTGGGATAATGTAACTGGAGACGATGTTATTATGGAATTTGAGGTATACCAAAACCCTGTACTATCTGGTGTACAATTAGAAAATACAGAATATATTTCTACAGTACAGCAAGATCAAGCAGCAACATTCTTTGGTGGACAGTTCAATGCCTCAAAAAGATATTTTAAAGGAAATGCTTTAATAGATATTACACCAACATTCTCAAACATTACTTACGGTGCATTTAAAAATAATTCAGAACAGGGTGGAATTATAACCCAAGGAATTACAGACATTACTAATGCAGCTACTGCATCGGCTACTATTGATACAACTCTATACGGCCAATCAATCTTAAGAGAAGGACAAGTTTATACAATTTCTGGAGTTACAGGAATGACAGAAATTAACGATTTAGATGTATATATCAAGCATACAGGAACTGGAAGTGCAGAATTATATTTAGATGATGCCCTTACCCAAGGTGTAGATACCACAGCTTCAGGTTCTTATTCAAGTGGTGGACAGTTTAGAGGATTAGCAGGATCACAAAACTACTTTACTTTAGTTGCTCAGAAGAAATTTGCTAATACTAATGATATTACAATTCAAGCATCTGTAAGCTGGAGGGAAATAGACCAATAAAAAACTAAAAGATGCCTGGTATTTCGATGTTTTATGGATGGTGGGAGTACTGGAACCTCCGCCATAAAGTAACCTTTGATGGAATCAATAAACTGATTTTAATCAACGAAGGTGAAACTGAACTCGATGTACAAACAGATATTTATTCTGATTGGAAAGAATGGGTTAGAACTGAAGATAATCTTAAATATCTTGAACCACTCAGTACAGTAGGGGGTGAGCCAACGGTAGCAGGTCAAAGACTAGATGTTACCTACTTCCTTATCAACGGCTGGAAAATAAAACCTTATCAAGGAACTTACGATTTAAACCTTGTTGGTAACATTTTTGATGTAGATGGGGGTTCAATTAAAGTACCCGCGGACGTAAATCGATTTAATCCAAATAACATTACAATTAACACTAATACCTCGGTAATTGTACGACAAGTTAATACTTCTGGAAGTGGTGTAGATGGTATTGTTACCGCTTCTTTAGTAGATGACCAACGAGAAGCATTATTTGATATTTCAGGTTCAGTTGTAGCAATATATAGTTTATTACAACAACCAGTTACTGCATCACTTGTAGATTCTCAACTTGCTACCTTAAATGATATTCAAACTAAAATGGAAGAAGTTTGGAAATTACATGGTTTAGATGTAAGTAATCCTTTATTCGTATCACAAACAACTAGATCATTCGATGATGTAGTACAAAGCATTGTCACAACAGGCTCAGGTAGTACACAAGAAACTACTATTACGAGACTGCCATGAGTTTAATAGATACATACCAAATAGCTACTATAGGACAAAATTCAACAGCTACTTTTACTTTAGCTAGTAATGGTATATTAGTAGATGTAGCAATTACTCCTTTACCCCCTATCCCAGTTAGACCCCCAGGTGGTTCTACTGGTGTTCAATTCGAGAAGAAAGAAATAGATAGGAAGAAAATAACAGTTGTCGTACATTATGAGGGTAAAGAATATAAAGAAACAAAAATTGTATACGACAAACCAAAATTACAAGTTGAAGATGTAAATGTAGATGTATCACCAACAGAAGATAAACCAAAAATTACAATTACTGTACTTTAAATTAAATTAATATATATTTATAATCAAATAATTAAAAAATGGAAAATCCAAAGTTATCACAAGAAGAGTTGCAAGAATTAAATACAATTAGATCTAAAGAAGGAGAAATAATCTTTAATTTAGGTCAAATAGAAGCTCAAAAAGCTATTTTAGAAGGGCAAAAAAATAAATTATTAAATGATTTAGCCGATAATCAAGAAAAATCAAATGTTTTAGCTAAAAAACTTCAAGACAAATACGGTGAAGGAGAAATCAATGGCGAAACAGGAGAAATTACTAAGCAATAAATAGTTTTTTGAAGGGTTTTTAGATATTTATAACAAAATAATATTAAAAACAGCATATAAAAATGGCAGAAACTTTATTATCTCCAGGTGTATTAGCGAGAGAAAATGATCAATCGTTTATACAAGGACAACCAGTTGAAAGAGGTGCCGCAATCATTGGTCCTACTGCAAAAGGTCCTGTTGAAATCCCAACACTAGTTACTTCATTTAGTGAATTTACAACGGTATTTGGGGGAACAATTGAAAGTGCATCCAATGTATACTCAACTTTTACTTCAATTGCAGCCAATAATTATTTCCAAAATGGAGGTAATTCATTATTGGTAACTAGAGTAACATCAGGTTCATTTACTCCTGCTACAACAGCAGTTTCCTCTTCAGTTGATTCAGGTTCATTTGTATTAGAAACTATTTCTGAAGGTGAAATAATGAATAGTGCAGGAAGTGAAACTTCTGGTAGTTTAGATGATGGTACTAAAGATAATCTTAGATGGGAAATTCCTTCAGTAAATACTTCTAGTGGTACTTTTAGTTTATTGATTCGTAGAGGAAATGATACAAATAACCAAAAAGTAGTATTAGAATCCTATAATAATTTATCTTTGGATCCTTTCTCTCCTAACTATATTTCAAAAGTAATTGGTGACATTGACCATACATTAGTAAATGATGGATCTGATTATTTTATCCAAGAATCAGGATCTTATCCTAATGCTTCAAAGTATGTAAGAGTAAAATCAGTAACTAATACTCCTAATTATTTTGATAATAATGGAGATGCTAAAGACGCATTTGTAGGTTTATTACCTGGAGCTGGATCTGGTTCATTTAGTGGTGCTACAGGTGCAAATACTCCATCCGGAAGAGCTGCCAATTATTACAACGCAATAGACAATACAGATAGCCAGGGATTACTAGGTACTGATTATAATAATGCTATTTCATTAATGTCAAATACAGATGAATATAAGTTTAATGTAATCGCTGTACCTGGATTAATTCATGAAAATTCTGCTACTGGAGCAACTCAAATTACTAATTTAGTTAATAATTCAATTTCTAGAGGAGATTCAATTGCTGTAATAGATTTAGTAAATTATAATTCTGGTGTAAGTGATGTAGTAAGCCAAGCTGCTGGATTTGATAATAGTTATTCTGCTACTTATTGGCCTTGGGTACAAACAGTTGATCCAAATACTGGAGAATTAATTTGGGTACCTGCTTCATCTATGATTCCTGGAGTGTATGCATTTACAGATGCTTCAAGTGATCCATGGTTTGCACCTGCTGGTATTACAAGAGGTGGATTAGGCCAAGTAGTTAGAGCTGAAAGAAAATTAACAGCTGGAAACAGAGATACTTTATATGAAGCAAATATTAACCCAATCGCTACATTCCCACAATCAGGAGTAGTAGTATTTGGTCAAAAAACTCTACAAAAAAGAGCAAGTGCTTTAGATAGAGTAAATGTAAGAAGATTATTAATTGCACTTAAAGGATATATCTCACAAGTATCAGATACTTTAGTATTCGAACAAAATACTATTGCTACAAGAAATAGCTTTTTAAGCCAAGTAAACCCATACTTAGAAAGTGTACAACAGAGACAAGGATTATATGCTTTTAAAGTAGTAATGGATGATACTAATAACACTGCGGATGTAGTAGATAGAAATGAGTTAGTAGGTCAAATTTTCATTCAACCAACTAGAACGGCTGAATTTATAATTTTAGACTTCAATGTACTACCTACTGGAGCTACATTCCCACAATAAGAATTTAAAAATAGAATATTTATAATAAAATAACAAATACAAAATGGCAGTATTAGATCCTAACGAAATATTTTTTACAGCTTTTGAGCCAAAACAGGCGAATAGATTTATAGTATACATTGATGGTATTCCATCTTATGCTGTAAAAGGAATGGGAGCTGTATCTTTAACCCAAGGAACTGTAGCCTTAAATCATATTAACGTTCAACGTTTTGTGAAAGGTAAAACAACTTGGAATACAATCTCATTCACATTATTTGATCCAATTACACCTTCTGGTGCTCAATCCGTTATGGAATGGGTCCGTTTGCATCATGAATCAGTAACTGGTCGTGATGGGTATAGTGACTTCTATAAAAAAGATCTTACATTTAATGTATTAGGTCCTGTAGGAGATGTAGTATCAGAATGGATTGTAAAAGGTGCTTTAATTACTGAAGCTAGCTTTGGTGATTATAACTGGGATACTGAAAATGCTGCTCAAGAAATTACAATGACAGTACAACCTGATTATTGTATTTTAAATTTCTAAAAACCCCACCCTCATATATTCTTTCTAAAAGAAGCTTGACATCCGTCAAGCTTTCTTTGTCTAAAAATTTGGTTACCTGAAATAGAGTTCGTATATTTAGCCATAGTTAAAAAATAAAGGTTATGGTATTTCAAGCTAAAGTAGGATGGGAAATTGCAGATGGTGAGTTTATATGGGATATGGGTAAGAAGTTTAATACCCGTTTCGATGCTCAACAATGGGTAAATACATTAGTAAAGACAGGCAACTTTGATTCAGGAGTTGTTGAAGAAATCCGCAAATAAATTTGGTTCCCCAAGATAGGGTTCGTATATTTACCCTGTAAATAAGAAATAAAAATAAAGGTTATGCAAAATTCAAAAGTTACAATTCGTAGAGGTCGTCCAAGTAAAAAAGTTGGTGCTAATGTTTCAAAAAGGTTTAAGCCTGTTGTTTCAACAATGGCAGATTTTAAATATGATAAGTCATTATTTAAGCCAATGCCTACAGGTAAGAAAATTGATTCATTATTAAGTGGTGAAGGTGGAATGATGAAAGGTACCAATTATGCATTTGTTGGAGACCCAGGAGTTGGAAAAACTACCGTATTATTAGATATGCTTGCTGATATGCAGAAAAAAGGAAGCAAGGTATTATTTGTTTCTGGTGAAATGAATAGAATTGATATGGTA